CAAGGTGAGGATCCAGCATCTATGATTGATGTTATCCGTAAACTAATCCTTGATGAGAAAGGTAATGAGATTGTAACCAAAGATGCAAATCTTCCAAGTCCTGTCTTGATGCGAGCAATCGCAATGATTGTAGAGCGCCTGGGAAAGTAGTAGGCGGAGCAGTAGATTGGGATAGCAGGGATACAATGTTAGCAATAACATTAGATAACCTGGCCAGTCGATACCATTGTTTGCCAAGCGAAGCTTTTGTGCGCGGCTCTACATTAGATTTATATGTGCTTGATATAAGCACACGGTGGAGTAAATATCAGCAAGACTTAGCAGAAGGTAAGACACAATCCGCTCCTCTGCCAAGCGAAGCTGAAATGTTACAAATGTTAGAGCGTGTTCGCAACGAGGAATAAGATGAATATAAAGATGAATATCGACACAAGGCAACTTGATATTAAACTTAGAGATGCCAAGAAAGTTGTTGATACTGCCATGCCTCAAATTTACCAAGAATTTGTTAAGAATACTCCTATACGATCTGGTAATGCACGCCGCAATACATCAGTAAATGGCAAAACAATCCAAGCACAATATCCATATGCATCTGTCCTAAATGATGGTCGCGGATTCCGTGATGGACAAATGCGTGGTTCAATTCAAGCACCTAAGGGTATGGTTGAACCTACTAAACAATTTGCCATGGCTTTAATTCAACGCTTGACCAAAGCATTAGGAAGATAAGATGGCAGATTTAAACATAACCATTGCCTTAGAAGATAGTCAATTTGTTGCCGCATTAGACGGTATTACAAAAAAGTTAGAACAATTTGCCAATGATGCAAAGAAAGGGTTTGATGATTTAAACAGCAAACTTGATGACCTAACTAACAAAACAAAAAGTACCGGCGGAGCATTCAATGAGCTCGGTGGCGTATTAAAGACTTTAATCAGTTTACGCTTTGCAGAAGAAGTTGGTAAGTGGGCAAACACTATCGACCAAACTGCCAAGTCAATTGGATTTACTGCTGGCGAAATGTTAGCACTACAAAGTGCTATGAATCAAGTTGGTGGTGGCAGCCAAAGTGCTGGTCGTGCTGTAGAAATGTTCTACATGAAACTTGACCAAGCTCGTCAAGGTGGTCTACAACAACAAGTAGCATTTGAAAGATTAGGTATTAGTCTTAATGATCTTAAGAAGTATGATGACCAAGATTTATTCCGTTTAACATTAGATAGACTTGCACAATTACCTCGTAATGCAATGTCAAGCCGCATTGAAGTTGAATTATTCTCTAAATCAATGCGTGGTATTCCGGTTACGGAATTTAATGAAGCTTTTAAGAAAGCTGAACAAAATGTAGCAAACTATGGATCTGCTGTTGAAGATGCAGCCGCTGCCTATAGAAAGTTTCTTGAAGTTATTAATGACATTAAGATTGCTGTTGCAGTTGTATTTCAACCATTAACATCAGCATTTGCACAATTAAAAGTTGATGTTCCGGAAATTATTGCTATTTTCCGTGATGTTATTTCAGTTATCATTGGTATCCGTGTAGCAAGTATTGGTGCAACCACAGCATTAGTTGCCATGGGAGCTGCCGCAACAGGTGCAACTGGTGGTCTAAACTTATTATTAGGTCTATTAATCCGTGCTGGTATCGCAACTACTGCATTTATTGCCGCTGAAGTTGGCCTAAGCAAATATTTTGAAAGCTCTACTAAAGCAATTGAAGAAAAGAGTAAGGCACAAAAAGAATCTAATGATGAATTAAATCGCACAACTGGAGAGAATCAAGAAGTTCTTACCCAGTATGCCAAGATGAATGCGGCAATTAATGAGCAAACAGAAGCATTCAAGAAAAATATTCAAATCCAAATTGATAGTATCCGTGCAAAAGATGCTACTATTGGTTTAGGAGTTGAACAAAAAGCCCGTTTAGAAGAAGAATTACGAATTCGCAACGAGTTTGCCAAGAAGATTGAAGAACTTAATGTTAAATTAAAAGAAGCAGAAGCAGCCAGACCAGAAGATGCAATGAGCCGCACCGTTGGTACATTGAGAAAATCAATTGCAGATCTAACAGCAAGTGAAGCAACTTATGTTCAACAAGCAGGAGAATCTGCGGCTATCAAGATGCGTAACAATGAACTTGATAAATCTACAATCTACTTAAAAGATTACCAGATTAAAGTTCAAAGAGAATTATCCGATATTCAATTAGGCATTGATGAATTAACAATGACCAATGATGAGAAGAAGATTGCTAATATTAAAAAGCAAACTAACGCATTGGTTGAGCAAGCAAGAATTAGAGCACAGGCCCGCTTAGGTTCAAATGCTACACCAGAAGATATTAATGCTGATGCAATTTATCAGAAAGAAGTAGATGCAATAACCAAAGCACAAGATCAAATTACTGCCAAGACTAAAGATAGTATTGATGTTAGCCGCGAATGGTCAACAGCTTGGACACAGGCATTTAAACAATACAAAGAAGATGCTACTAATGGTGCCGCATTGGCCAAGAAAGTATTTGATGATGCAACCAAAGGTATGGAAGATGCCATTGTAACCTTTGCCAAGACAGGTAAATTAAGTTTCAATGATTTATTAAACACCATTGTTGAAGATATCCTACGCAGCCAAATTAGACAATTGTTTGCTAATTTATTTTCTGGCCCAGTTGGCGGTACATCAGCAGGTGGAGCAAGTTTATTTGGTGCATTAGGTAGTATGCTTGGATTTGCCGATGGTGGAACTATTCCAACTAATGCTCCTGTACTCGTAGGCGAGCGTGGTCCTGAAATTATCAGTGGTGCTAAAGGCATGAATGTTACACCAAATGATCAAATTAGCAGTAAGGCACCTACAACACATCAAGTGACTTATAATATTAATGCAGTAGATGCAAGTAGTTTCAAACAAATGATTGCCAGAGACCCAAGTTTCTTATATGCAGTCACAATGCAAGGGGCTAAGACAATCCCCGGGAGAGCATAATGAGTTTTCAATGGACATTAGACAATTCGGAATCATTTAGTATCAATCGTAAGAAGATGGTTGGTACTACAACAGCTCGCGATGGTAAAGTTCGCGCAGTGGTAAGAAGTACACCTCCAAAAACATTTACAGTCAAAGTAGCCGATGGTATTCTTTGGACTGATTTGGTCAACTATATTGTTGCCGCAGAAGCTTTAGATAGAGTTAGTACAGCAACCTTAACCATTCCATATGCCAAATTTCCTTGGTTTTATAACAATACAAACCCTGGTACAGATTCATCTTATACTGTGCGTTGTATCCAATTCCCAGAATGGAAGATATATTCACGCAATCAAGTTAGTTGGTCAGGCCCATTTGTATTCCAAGAGGTATTGTCATGAGTTTAGACCTAAGCGCATATAGTAATGTTGCAACAGGATTATTTGTTACTATCGATACAGATGGTACAAATATTCTGCGCTTTAGTGATTATAATGCTTCGATTACTATCAGCGGTAATACATATCAAGGGCTTGGACAATTTGTTGCAATAACAACCAGTACAAGCGAACTTAAGACCAGTGCAGGTACTATTACATTAACTTTAAGTGGTATTCCTGATACAAGTATTAGCCAAGCATTAAGTTTAAGCCTTAAAGGTGCAGAAGTTAGCGTATTGCGTGTGTTCTTTGATGCCACTACAGGAAGTATTTTAAATATTTCCGGTAATCCAGCAGGACGCTTTTATGGAGTTGTAAACAATTATTCACTTGCTGAAGATTACAATATTGATACAAGAACAAGTACTAATACTATTGTCTTAGTTTGTTCCAGTGTTGTTGAATTACTCCAGCATAAAGTTGCCGGGCGCAAGACAAATCCAACCAGTTTTAAATCATTCAATCCAACAGATGTTTCAATGGATAGAGTGTTAAGTCTTAATGGTGCAAACTTTGACTTTGGCGTACCAAAATAAGGATTAGTAGATATGAGTTTCTTAGATGATATAGTTAGTACCGGATCGGATGCACTTGGATGGTTAGGTAGCGATGGAATAGGACCTGCATTGGCAAGAACTGCCATTACTGGTTATGCCCTAAGTAAATTAACCCAAAGTATCAATCCAAGTAATAGCACAACAACAGTAAACCCCGGTGCCCGACAACAGGTAACAGCCGATCCAAATCATAGTATTCCGGTAGTTTATGGAACAGCTTGGTTAGGTGGTATTATAACTGATGCTGTCTTAACCAATAATAATGCAACCATGTATTATTGCTTAACTTTATCTGAAAAAACAGGAAATTTAAATCTCGGTCAAGGTGCTGCCAGTGCATTTACCTTTGGTGATATCTATCGCGATGATCAAAGATTAATATTTGAAAATGACGGCATTACAGTTAAGAATGAAATTGACAAAGCTGGCAATGTATGTACAAATCCAGCTGGTAAAATTAGAGTATATTGTTTTGCCAACGGTAGTGCCAATCCAGTAGTACCACAAGGTTATACCAATAATAGTCTTGCAACAGCCGATGCCATTATGCCAGGTTGGACCGCCAATCATGATATGACTGGTTTAGTTTTTGCAATCGTAAGTGTAGATTATGATGCTACTAATGGTATTACAAGTCTTGGAAATTTCCGTTTCCAACTTAAGAATTCAATGACATTAGCAGGTGATTGTTTATATGATTACATGTCTAATACTGTTTATGGTGCAGGTATTCCTGCTGGGAGCATTTACCTATCATGAAAAGCCTAAGTTATCTAAATGGTATTTCTGCTAATTCAATTATAGTTACTGATCAGCGCCTTGCTCGTGTTGTATTTGATCGTGTAGATCCTTTAATTCCTATTGATCAAATTATAACAATTAATTCAACAACTGCCTGTCCAAATCCCGGCATCAATATAACTGAGATTATTAATTATTCAACAGCCAATACTCGTTATCGAGTTAAGATTGTTACTGGCAGTGCCAATCCATTAACCGGTAGTTCAATTAGTTGGGGAACATTGCCAAGCGGGGTTACATTATCTACCAGTGGTAATACATATACTCTAAGTGGTATTAATAGTGTTGCCACTTGGAATGCTATTAAGAACTTTACATGGACATTACCCAGTAACTATGCCACTAAACCATTGTGGTTTTTGGAAGTAGCTGTTGTTTATTATGATGAAGCCAGT